ATCTTGTAATTGAAAATGAAGGTGATCGTGGAACATTTTATATTTGGATAAATGGTGGGTATGTAACATTTACTCCACAGTATAAATGGCAACTGGGATCTGAAGAGGTTGTTAATAATACCAATTTTGTAACAGACTTGACATCCCCAGACCTATTCAACAATGATATATCTGGCAGCCCAACATACAGAGAGTTTCAATACCTACGTGGCATTCGTGTTGTTGTAGATACAATGAATAAGTTTGACTCAACATTTGATTTAATTGAAATGTCTCCAAGATTAGTTGTTGATATTTCTGACAAAGTTATAGATTTTAAAATTACAAAAACACTTTCAGACATAGGCATTACATCTTTACCAGTTGGTCAACTGCTTGCCTCAAATGGAACTATATCATTATTTGATGATGATCAAGCGTTTAATGATCAAAATAATCTTAGCATTATTTCAGACTATGTAAGAAAAAATATAAAGTTTAATTTTTATGAAGTAATTCTTGATGTTGATGGGTTTGACTATTACGTTCCAATAAAAACCTTATACTCTGAAGGGTTTCCACAAGCAGATGTAACGGCAGGAACACTGTCTATTAACCTTAGAGACTTTTTCTTTTTTTTAGAATCAATGCCCGCCCCAAGACTTTTAACAACAGAGACATCTTTAAGTTATGCAATTACAACTTTACTTGACTATATTGGCTTTACAAATTATTCTTTCAAAAGAACTGAAGGAGAATCAGATCCAATAATTCCATATTTTTTTGTAGCACCAGATCAAAATGTTGCACAGGTTTTAAATCAACTTGCTCTTGCAACACAGACGGCAATGTTCTTTGATGAATATAATAACTTTATCGTAATGAGTAAAGACTATCTCATGCCTACACTAGAGCAAAGATCAACAGACTTTGTTTTTTCTGGATCTAATAATCAAACAGACACTGGTGTGACAGAAAATGCAACATCTGGAAATTTACCTAACATTATATCCATAGCATCAAAAGACAAAAAAATCTATAATGATGGAAAGATTAACTATACAAGTAGATACATCCAAAGATCTTATGGAACAATTAGACAGTCCAGTATGGTTGATCAAAATAAAACTTGGATCTACAAGCCTGCGCTACTTTGGGAAGTTTCGGGAACAGATAATACAAAAACAATAAATGAAGTCGCTTCAAAGCAGGGTAGTTATGTATTAGGAGCAATGCCATTAAACTCTAATATACCCTCTGTAGCACCAACAGTAGTTAATCATGCCATAACAAATAACCTAATGGACCTAGGAGAAAACATCTATTGGCTAACCAGATACAATGGATACCTATACTCTAATGGTGAAATTATTAGATATGATGCAGCAGAGTTTAACATAACTGGAGTTGGAAATGTTTTTATTAGCAATAACCAAGAGTATCAAAAATACTTTGCTTCAATTTCTTTTAATGGAAAAATCTATCCTACAGGATTAATAAGAATCTATACGGTTCCTTATTATGAAACTGTTGATGGAATTAATAGATTGCAAAATGGAGCAGTCGTAGAGCATGGTCGTGGTCAGTTTGGAACAGCCATAACTAGCCACACTGCTGGAATAAATGACTATTGGTCAAACAATGAATATGTTCGTGGCTGCAATATGCAAGCAGGGTACATGTTTACAACACAATTAGATCAAGACGTTACCTATCCTTCTACAACTGTAGGTGCTGCTGGAGTAGACAATGTTCTTGCAAGACAAACAACACGCAATGGTGTTATTAAAAACTTTATGGCAAATAATTACTTAACAGAAACATCAGTTAATAATTTAAAAAGTACAGAAACTGGAACTATTCAGTCATCTGCCTTGGTAATGAATGGTCCATCTTTTAAAACAACTGAAACACCACTTAACTTTATTTCTTATGTTTATAAACCATTAAATAATGCTTATAAGCATTTTGGAACAAGAATTAGAGTTGTTGGAAAAATTGAAAATAATATCAACAGAACCCAAACACCTATTGGAAGTACAACTTACTACCAGGCTTCTGGAGTTCAACCAGATCAGAATGTAAATATTGGTGGTGGCTCTGGAGGTTTGGCTATTCTTCTTAATCCAGAAACTAACAACGGATATTACTTTGAAATTATTGCGTTAACAGAAGATAACGTTACTTCATATTTAAAATTAAATACAAAAGGTGAGGCTGAAAAGTCTATCAATAATGTTGTTTTTTATAAGATTAAAAAAGACTCTTCAAATAATGATGCTATTCCAGTTAAACTTTACGGAGGTCTTTCAAAAATACTTGTCGATGATGGAAGATTTACAGGTCAGTATCGAATGGCGGGAGAAGAAAATCCAACAGTTTATGATCTCTCTGTAGAGTATCAAGACATTGGAAAAACCAGAAGGTTCTTTTTATACATAAATAATAAATTAATTAAAATTGTTGATGATAAAGATCCACTGCCAATTTATAACAATATGGCTTTGTTTACTCGTGGTTCATCACGATGCATGTTTGAAAACATTTATGCTCTTTCAGAAAACTATTCTCAGAACAGTGTATTTACTGTTGGAGAAACACTAGCATCTTCTTTGTCTGAAGGAAAGATCAATGCAAATGAATCTTTTAGAAAGTATGCCATGAGCGGAGTAGTTCAATCAACTTATTTATCTGGAGTTAGTGCACAAGAACCACCAAAATATAATATGTATTTTGAAGAATTTGGTTCCATTATGCGTGAATGTGCTTACTTTAATATTAAATATGATCGTGCATACCCAGCATTATACGCACAACTATCTCCAACCTTTAATAGAATTAAGGGCTATACAACTTCTGGATTTAGAGCAGACTCATACGGGGCAGAATTTTTAATATTTAATGCAACAGATAAAGCGTTAAGTCTAGATGAAACTACTGGAAACTTTTTAAGAATTCAAGGAATTACATTTACACAAGATACAACGCATGAATTAAGTGTTGATGAATATTTTAAAAAACGTGGAAATCTTGCAGACCCAGAGTTTAAAGGTGATACCTTAGTTTATTCTCCTCTTGTAGAAAAAATAAAGTATGATGAAATTAGACAGAGTAGAATTATTTATGGTAAAAATGATTTTAGTATTGATAGTATTTATATTCAAACTCCAGATGATGCTGAAGAACTAATGGGTTGGATTATTAATAAAATCATGCATCCTAAAAAATCTATTGGCATTAATATATTCTCAATACCAACATTACAACTTGGAGATATTGTTACTATTAATTATAAAGACTCTACAAATCTAGACTTAGTAACACCAGATTCAACTAGGTTTGTTGTTTATAATATTGAATACTCTAGAGGAGTAGAGGGACCAGATATGACTGCATATTTGAGTGAGGTATAAATAAATGTTTGAGACATCAAGATTTGTAGGAATACCTTCAGCAAGTTCTGCTTCACAGTCTACTGGAATGACAAATAAATCTGCAACACCAATAAAAGTTACTGTTGAAAAAGGTGATACGTTAACTTCTATTGCTAAAGAAAATAATACAACAGTAAAAGCAATTCTTGCAGCAAATCCTAAATTTACAGAACAAGCCAAATATCAAGGTGGAAAGATGATTTGGTCTGGAACAAAAGTTGTAATTCCTCCTAAATTTTCTACACCAGCAAAAACAAATACTCCTGTAGTAGATGTTCCTAAAACAGTTGAACCACCACTAGATACCTCAACTACATCAACACCAGCGACAACAGATACAGCGACAACAGATACAGCGACAACAGATACAGCGACAACAAATACAATAACAACAAATACAATAACAACAAATACAACAACAAGTCGTGGCGGATATACAAATGCAACTCCTATAACACCAGCAGATATAACAGCCGTTTCTGTTGCTGCTGGGCTACCTCCAGCACCACCAGTAAAGACTGCGCCAATAGATACAATATTATTTGATAATAATGAAGTTCCAATTGAGGTAATGACAGACCTTATTTTTGAAAATATTGGAGGGCATGAATTAATTAACATTGCTCGTAATGATATTATTAATGGTCAACAGATTTCTTATCAACCCATTAAAAATATATCTTCAATCCAGCAACAGTATAATCCAAACAATATTGTTAGTCTTCAGTCTACCTCCGATAAGTATTTTGCTAACTTTTCAATAAAATTAGAAAATAAAATACCACAATTAGGAACGGGTCCAGATGGTGGGAGTATTTATATTGATCCTAATAATGGGAATATAGTAATTGAAATTATAAATGTAGAGTTAGACGAGCAGGTAGAGGTAGAAATTACCGTAAGTGGTACAATATATGAAGCGGAATTTGGAGAAATAGTATCATGATAACTAACACTGGCAAAAGCATTATAGGTAAATATATGATTGGTCAGGCTCCAGCCTATGCCTCTTATATTGCCATTGGATGTGGACCAACACCGTTAGATACAGAAGATGTTCAAGCAGATTTTTCTGCAAAAGAGGCTTTAGACTTTGAGATGTTTAGAGTTCCCATATCATCTAGAGGGTTTGTTAATGAAAACGGAATAAATAAAATTGTACTAACAGCAGAGTTGCCTACTGAAGAACGATATGAAATTACAGAGATTGGACTATACTCTGCAGGATCAAACCCTTCTGCTGGTGCATATGATAGCAAAACAGTATTTGCTTTTACTACTGCTGAAAACTGGCAATACCATACAGAGGCTGCAGCGACTGCAATCAATCTATATTCTTCGCCATTAGATGATCCAGAAGACGACAACATTATTGCTGTTGCAGATCCTGTCTTTCAAACAAATGCAGATAACTCTATTTTTTATAAATCAAGTCGCGCATCTAGATATGAAAGATGTAGATTTTTAAATAACATAATTTTTATTCAAGGTGATGATGCTGATCTTACAATCAGTGAAGATAGCGGTCCAACACAAGATCGTTTTGTTATTGAGGCTGGATCAAACCACATACACTTAACTGGAGCCAATGTTGATTTTACAAGAAACTCTCCAACTGATGAACTTAAGTTAGCGTTTTCTTTAGTAAACAAAGATGGTGATTCGTCTGCAATTCCAGAAACAGTAAGAATCCTTGTTGACTTTGCTTCAACTGATGACGGGTCTGGAGAGTTTGCAAGGTTTGAAGCAGAGATAAATCATGGAACATCTGGCAATCCAGAACTAGTTCAAGATTTTGAAACAAATAGATATTTTGTTGTAACTAAACAACTACAAGACCTGTATACAAGTGCAAACTTTACGTGGAATGCTGTAACTGTTGTAAAAATATATGTTTCTGTTATTGATAGTGGGGTACCATCAGATAACTACTACGTAGGACTTGATGCCATTAGACTAGAAAATGTAGCAACTGTTAACCCTCTTTATGGGCTTACTGGATACTCTTTAATTAAAACCAATAATGCTGAAACAATTATTAAGTCTCCGAATACAAGTAATTATATTGAATTTAGATTTTCAATAGGTGTAACATAATGGCTAATGAAAATATTAAAAAGGTTAGAGTTCAGCAAGATAGTCTTCCAACAATAAACAGTATTACTGAAAAGTATAATGTTAGATATCGAGTTATCTCTGAAGATAAAAACAGAGTATCTCATTGGTCACCTATTGTAACTCTTGATCCAGAGTATATTTATACTTCAGGAAATATTACAATTGCTTCTTCTACATTAACTACCGCTGCTTGGGACACAGTAACAGTTAAAATTGGAACACAAACAATAAGACAAGCAAAAGATTATGATGTTTGGGTAAAATGGAGCAAGGCAGCAGGGGATGGAGACTTTAATTATGTTCAAAGAATCTCTGGCAATTCTGTTACTCTTGTGCACCCAACAACATTTTTTATTAACGGGGTAGATCAAGAGGAGGCACCAAATAGAATTACTATTGAAGTATACTTAAAGGGTGAACCAATATCAAGAACATCTACAAACCTTTTAGTTTATAGCCCAGCAATACATACGATCTAGTGATATAATGGAGATATAATGGCAAGAGTACCGCTACCAGAACGAGGGCAACCTCTAGATGTAACATATATTTATCAGTTGGCTGATACTATTAATGATTTATCTACCCAGGTTTCTTCAGCAACTTATAATTACACTACGGTAGACACTGTGAGTGCGGGTAAACAGAGCGTTAAAACCTCTGAGGCTCGTATGATTGGTGGATATGTTGAAGTTGCAAATAACTCAACTGTGAGCGCAGGAAACGAAAAGACATTCTCTTATGACTTTCCTAGCGACTTTAAGTATCAACCTATAGCAACTGCTACTCCAGTTAATATTGGTAATACACCCGCTGGACAAAATGTAAGCATTATTTTAAAAACAGTTACAACATCAAGAATAGAAGGAATTGTACGTTTTGGTGCTTCTGGAGATTTATCTTTAGCAGTTAACCTAATTATTCTTGGTATACCAAACTAATCTTAGGGGTGAGAAGTGGTTTTTTGCAAAAAATGCAAAGGTCGTATGTTTGTTGATAGACAATACACTACAACAGAACATATGGAAATATTCTGTATGTTGTGTGGGTTAAGAAAGTTTTTTCATCCACCATCAGAAAGTGAGCAAGGTAGATGGATACTGCAAAAGGAAAAATCCAGAGCCAACAATACAATAACGAGTCTGTAATAAAGGGAAACCAAAAGATTTGGTTTTTAAATAAAGACTTAGTTAGACTGTATCATTCATCACGATCTACTGGGATGGTGACTGTTTATAATATAAACAAAGATAGAATTGAAACATGCTTAAGGTCTGACTTTAGAAAAAATAGACAAAGAGCATATACTGTTGCGGAGACTGCTAAGTTAGTTAATCGTCACAGAAAGTATATGCCAAGTTTAATTAAACGAGGAGTCATCCCAAGACCTATTGGTTCAAGCCTTGATGGTAAAACTGGATGGCAAATAAGATCTTATTACTCAGAAAATCATGTAAAAGAGATTCGTGCTATACTTGCATCAATACATATTGGACAACCAAGAAAAGATAAATTAATAACAAATAATATGACTCCTACAAGCCAAGAGTTGACACGGAGAATGGGAGACGGTATACTTACATATACAAGAACAGAAGACGGACGATACATTCCAGTATGGTCTGAAAGTATTTAAAATAGAAATGGGTGGGTAATGGAAAACGAATCAACAAAGGTAAATGTAACTCTGGGATATACGCTTAATCTGGGCAACTTTCAATCTTTAAGACTTGATCTTGGAGTTGTAGATTCTAAGCGTGATGGAGAAAGCACAGAGCAGGCTTTTGAGCGTGTGTATAAGTTTGTAGAAGACAAACTAACAGACAAGATTAAAGAAGCACAAGAAGAAGCCTCAGAAGCATAATGGCTGAACGCAAAGACCGCATGGCTTTGCTTAGTAGATATAGCAAGTTACATACTGCAAAGTACGAAGTAAAGCCATCTCTTAATTTAAATGTAGAGCAGTGGGCTTCTGATGCTCTTGTAGAGTCTTACGGAATTAGCAAGTGTTATGACTTATTAGATTATTACTTTAAGGTAGGACAAGTTCATAGTTGGAATTATTTTGCATACAATGCAGAAAAAATTCTTAATGGTAAACTAGAAGCAGAAGAAGATATTAAACAAAGAATAGAAGGTAGAAAATTGGCAAGGAAGTGGCTAAGTGAATAATACAGAAGCAAGAGTTATATCAGCACTACTTAAAGATAAACAAATGCACGTTTTATTGCAAGCCAATGTTGAGAACCTTCTTAGAACACATAATGATATTTGGAATTTTATTCGACTATACTTTGAAAATAACGGAAGCGTTCCACCAGTATCTCTTGTTGTTGAAAAGTTTAGAGATTTTCAACCAGTTGAAGGAATAGGGGCAACAAAGCATCACCTTGAAGAATTGCAAACAGAATATCTAAATGATAGCCTTAAGGATATTCTTAGATCTGCAGCAGGTGAAGTACAAGGTGGAGAAGGTTCAAAAGCGCTAGAAGAACTTATTACAAAAACATCAGAATTAAAAAAGAACACTTCTACAATTCGTGATATTGATGCAACTGATTTAGATTCTGCTGTAGCATATTATGAACATGTACAGAAGATGAAAGAGACTGGTCAACTTGGTATTAAAACTAATCTTCCAGGGTTCGATAACTATCTACCTTCTGGAATTATGCCAGGTCAACTTGGAGTATTCCTTGCTTATCCTGGAATTGGTAAATCTTGGATGGCTTTATACTTTGCAGTGCAAGCATGGAAGCAGGGTAAATCACCTTTAGTTATTTCACTTGAAATGTCTGAGACTGAAGTTCGTAATCGTGTATTTGCAATTATGGGTGAAGGGGTTTGGTCACACAGAAAGTTAAGCAATGGTGAAGTTGAGTTAGACATGCTTAAGAATTGGCACAAGAATAAAGTTGAGGGTAGACCAGAGTTTCATATTATTTCAAATGATCAAGGTGGAGAAATAACTCCTTCAGTTATTCGTGGAAAGATTGATCAGTACAAGCCAGACTTTGTTATTGTAGACTATCTACAACTAATGAGTCCAAATCAAAAAGCAGATAGTGAAACGGTACGAATGAAGAACCTTTCAAGAGAACTTAAACTAATGGCTATTAGCGAAGAAGTTCCTATTATTGCTATCTCATCTGCGACACCTGATGATGTTAAAGACCTCAGCAGCGCCCCTACACTGGGTCAGACAGCATGGTCTAGACAGATTGCTTATGATGCTGACTGGGTTATGGCTTTAGGTCGTGCTACAAATAGCGATATTATTGAATGCGTATTTCGCAAAAATCGTAATGGTTTTATGGGAGATTTTTTAGTTCAGGTAGATTTTGACAAAGGTTACTATCGTTACAAAGACATGGAAGATTTAAATCAATGAATGATATTTATACAGAAGAACAAATTAGACGAGTCTTAAATGGTATTGGCACAGACGTAGAAGCAGAGTTTGGAAACGAACTAATTATTTATTGTCCTTATCATAATAACAGTAGAACTCCAGCAGGAGAAATATCAAAAGAGCATGGAAGGTTTTTTTGTTTTGGCTGCCAAGTTACAAAAAGTTTAGAAGAATTTGTTATGACAGTATCAAACAGAACATACTTTGAGGCTGTCAGATATATTAAAGGCAAGAGTCAAGAAACTGATTTAACAAATGTTATTAACAAAACGCTTTATAGTCCACCAGATTTTGTTCAATATGATGAGTTACTTATTAAAAGATTAAACAATCAGGCTATGGAATCTCCAAGAGCAGTTAAATACTTTGAAGGTCGTAAGATTACAAAAGAATCTATGGTTAAGTTTTCTTTAGGTTATTCAGAAAAGCAAGACTCTGTTACTGTTCCAATGCACAACCATGATGGATTATGTTTGGGCTTTGTTGCTAGAACAATTGAGGGTAAAGAGTTTAAAAATACCCCAGGACTTCCAAAAAGTAAGATCTTGTTTAATCTTAATAGAATTAAAACATCAAGCACCGTATACGTTGTAGAATCATCCTTTGATGTAATACGACTAGATCAAATAGGTTTCCCAGCAGTTGCAACTCTGGGTGCTAATGTGTCTGTTTCACAAATCAGACTATTAGAAAAGTACTTCAACAACGTTGTACTAATAGCAGACAATGATGAAGCAGGAGTTATTATGACAGAAAAGTTAGTAGAAAAACTTGGGTCAAGAGTAACTGTTGTTAATCTAGATAAAAAATATAAAGACATAGGCGATATGGATGATGAGTCAGTAAAGAAACTTGAGTTTCAGTTTGACAATTCCATAGTGGCTATGCTAAAATAAATATAACAAACAAAAGGAGAAGAATATGAGCGTAGTAAAGGGACTCAAAAACATTAATGCCCTGCTCGAAAAACCAAAGTATGATGAAAACTCACCAAAGGTAAAGTGGCTAAAACTTGCTGATGGTCAAGCAGTAAAAATTCGTTTTATTGAGGAACTAGATGAAGACTCTGCAAACTATAATCTAGAACGTGGTCTTGCTCTAGTTGTAAAAGAACACACAAATCCAAAAGACTATAAGCGCAAGGCTGTAGATACTATGGAAGCAGAAGGTCGTGACTGGGCAGAAGAGATGCATCGTAAAGATCCAAAGGCTGGCTGGAGAGCACGCCTTCGTTTCTATTGCAACGTTCTAGTAGACGATGGTATTGAAACACCCTATGTTGCTATCTGGTCAATGGGTGTAAGCAAGCAATCAGCATTTAATACAATTCGTGAGTATGTTCTTGAAACAGGAAGCATATCAAATGTACTTTGGAAAGTAAAGCGTAATGGTCAGGGAACTGAAACATCATACACAATTATTCCAGGTGCTCCAGACAAAGAACCATTTTCTTGGGGTGAAGTAAAACCTTATCCTCTTGAGTTGGCATTAAAGAACATCCCATATGCCGAACAAGAAGCATTCTATTTGGGCTTTGATGGTCCATCAACTTCTTCTGCTACCAACATCGACTGGTAGTAGATGAATTACGTAGGCTTACACGTACACACACACTATTCATTATTTGATGGTGTTGCTACTCCAGAAGAATATATAGACCGAGCAGTTGAACTTGGTATGCCAGCATTGGCTATCACAGATCACGGAACTTTATCTGGGCATCGGGAACTGTACCGCATTGCAAAAGCAAAAGGTGTAAAGCCTATTCTTGGCGTAGAAGGATATTTTTGTCCAGATCGATTTGATAAAAGGGCAAAAGCAGAACGCACTGAGCCAACTGATATGATTTATAATCATATTGTCCTTCTCGCTAAGAACCAACTTGGGTTAGAAAACCTAAACAAGATAAATGAAATTGCTTGGACTGAAGGATACTTTAATAAGCCACGCTTTGACTTTGAAGTTCTTGAAAAGTATGGCGAAGGTATTATTGTTTTATCTGGATGTCTAAGCGGTATCATTGCTAAAGCACTTGAACATGGAGAATATGCTCAGGCTAAGAAACACATTGAATGGTTTAAGAGAGTATTTGAAGATGACTTTTATATGGAACTTATGCCACACAATGGAGCAGAAGTAAACAAGCAACTTGCAGATCTTGCTGATGAATTTAAGATTCAAACTGTTATTACACCAGATTGTCATCATGTTGATGAATCACAAAAAGAAATTCAAGAATTTAAACTATTGATGAACTCGCATGCAAAGGTTCAAAAAGATGTTACATACGAAAAATCTAAGAAGCAAGATGGAATGATGAAGCGTCTTGACTATCTATATGGAGAAGATCGTAAGATGTCATTTAACAAGTTTGATATTCACCTTCTTTCATATGATGAAATGAAGTCTGCCATGGAATTGCAGGGTATTGACAGAGAAGACATGTATATTAACTCTATGCTTATTGCTGATAAGGTAGAGGACTACGACATTAAAGATGGACTAAATCTGCTACCAGTACAGTATAAGAATCCAGATAAAGAACTTAAGGCTCTTGCACTTGATGGTTTGAAAGAAAAAGGTTTAGATACAAACACTGAATATCTTGATCGTCTCAATGAAGAATTGACCATTATTCAAGATAAGTCTTTTGCTCCATACTTTCTTGTTGTAAGTAATATGATTACTTGGGCAAAGAAAGAAGGAATTATGGTTGGTCCAGGTCGTGGATCTTCTGCTGGTTCATTGGTTTGTTATTCACTTGGCATTACAGAGATTGATCCTATTGAGCATGGTCTTTTGTTTTTCCGTTTCATTAACCCTGATCGTAATGATTTTCCTGATATTGATACAGATATTCAGGATAACCGTCGTGAAGAAGTAAAGGATTATTTAGTTAGACAGTATAGACACGTTGCATCTATTGCTACATTCCTTCAGTTTAAAGACAAAGGGGTTGTACGAGATGTAGCACGAGTTCTTGACATTCCATTAACAGATGTTAACAAAGTTCTTAAACTTGTAGATACTTGGGATGATTTTTGTTCATCAAAGACTACAGTCTGGTTTCGTGATAAATATCCAGAAGTAGAAATATATGGAGAAAAACTTCGTGGTAGAATTCGTGGAACAGGAATCCATGCTGCTGGTGTTGTAACTAGCAAAGAGCCAATATTCAGACACGCTCCAATGGAAACAAGATCAAGCACTGGCAGTGATGAACGCATTCCAGTTGTTGCTGTTGATATGGAAGAAGCAGAAAGAATTGGATTAATTAAGATTGATGCACTTGGACTTAAAACATTAAGTGTTATGCAAGACACAATAAAGATGATTAAAAAGAATCATTTTAAAGAAATTAAACTACTTGAAATTGATTTAAAAGATGCAAATGTTTATGAGATGTTATCAAGCGGGTATACAAAAGGGGTGTTTCAGTGTGAAGCAACACCATATACAAACCTTCTTGTTAAGATGGGTGTAAAAAACCTTAATGAACTTGCAGCATCAAATGCTTTAGTTAGACCTGGCGCTATGAATACTATTGGTAAAGATTATATTGCTCGTAAACATGGAAAGCAAAACGTATCTTATAGTCATCAAATTATGAAACCATTTACGGAGGATACTTATGGCTGTGTTTTATACCAGGAACAAGTTATGCAAGCATGCGTACACCTTGGCGGTATGTCCATGTCGGAAGCAGATAAAGTTAGAAAGATCATTGGAAAGAAAAAAGATGCTAAAGAGTTTGACGTATTCAAAGACAAATTTGTTAAAGGTGCTTCTACCTATATTAGTCCCAATCAGGCTCTTGATCTATGGCATGACTTTGAAGCGCATGCGGGATACTCGTTCAACAAGTCTCACGCAGTTGCTTACTCTACAGTCTCGTATTGGACGGCGTGGTTAAAGTATTACTACCCTCTAGAGTTTATGTATTCACTATTAAAGAATGAAAAGGATAAAGATGGAAGAACTGAATATCTTATTGAAGCAAAGAGAATGGGGATTAGCATTAAACTACCTCATATTAACGATTCGGATAAAGATTTTAAAATTGAGGGTAAGGGTATTAGGTTTGGACTCAGTGCTATCAAGTACATATCTGACACAATCGCAGAAAGATATATTGCAGCACGACCATTTGGTTCTTACAAAGAACTTGAAGAATTTACGTTTACTAAAGGTAATGGAGTAAATAGTCGTGCACTACAGGCACTAAAAGTTATTGGTGCTGCAAACTTTTCTGACAATCCACGCAATGAAGAAGAGATTAAAGAAAATCTTTATGACTATCTAAATCTTCCAGAGTTTAATATTACAGTTCCTTCTCACTATCACGCCTTTATACAAGAGGTTTGTGACTTTGAAGAGCGTGGTTCATTTATTCTTATGGGCATGGTAAAAAGCATTAAGCGTGGAAAAGGTTGGTCAAGAGTTGAAGTTTTAGATAAGACTGGATCAATTGGTATTTTTGATGAAGAGCAAACCAGTATTGAACCAGGAAAAACATATCTTTTACTTGCTACAGATAACAGAATTGTTTCTGCTATTCCAGTTGATGAGATTAAAGGATCTTCAAATGCACTCATTAAGTTCTTAAACTATAAGCAATTGCCATTTACAGATGAAGAAATGTTTGTTGTATCATTTAAACCAAGAATAACTAAGGCTGGAAAAAAGATGGCTTCTCTTACTTTGGCAGACACCAGTAGAGATCTTCATCCAGTTACAGTTTTTCCAACATCTTTTGCACAGGCATATATGCATATTGAAGAGGGTAACTCATACAAGTTTAAATTTGGAAAGACTAAGGATGGAACAATCATAATGGAGGAAGTAAGTGTTTAATAAAATAAAAATAAATGTATGGAAGGTAATATCACAATGTCAGTAACAATGGAAGACGTGCTCGCACAACTTAATCCCAAGTTAAGAAAGACCATTATGGTTGGTGATTCAGTACCACCAACAGAGTATGCTCAAACACCTAGTTTTGGCTTAAACCGCGCTCTTAATGGAGGTCTTCCGTATGGCAGACAGGTACTTGTCTGGGGCTCTAAATCGTCTGCAAAATCCTCTCTATGCCTTCAGATGATAGGTATAGCACAGAAGGAAGGAAAGATCTGTGCATGGATTGATGCTGAGATGTCATACGATAAGGTCTGGGCAGAACGACTTGGGGTAGACTCATCAAAACTTATCTACTCACAGGCTAGAACAATTAATGAGATGGTTGATGTTGGAACTAACTTAATCAATGCTGGAGTTGATATTGTTGTGATTGACTCAATTACATCTTTGCTTCCCGCTATTTATTTTGAAAAAGATTCAGATGAACTTAAGCAATTAGAAAATACTAAACAAATTGGTGCAGAGTCTCGTGACTTTAGTAACGCATGGAAGATGATTAACTATTCTAACAATAAGGTTAAGCCAACTCTTTTTGTATTGATTTCTCAATCTCGTAATAACATTAACGCAATGTACACAAGCCAGCAGCCAACAGGTGGTCAGGCAACTAAATTTTATTCGTCAACAGTTATTAAACTGTTCTCATCAGAATCTGATAATCAAGCCATCAAGGGCAAGATTAAGATTGGTGATAAGTTGATTGAAGAAAAAGTTGGCAGAAAGATTAGATGGGAACTGCAGTTTTCCAAAACTTCTCCAGGATTTCAATCAGGCGAGTATGACTTTTACTTTAGAGGAGATGAAGTTGGAATTGACTCTATTGGAGATCTTGTAGATACAGCAGAGGCATCAGGATTAGTTAATAGAACTGGAGCATGGTATCAGTTAGACGATGGTACAAAGGTTCAGGGGAGAGATGGTTTTATTAATCGTGTTAAAGAAGACTTAACCTTACAAGAAGAACTTAAAAATAAGTTGATCAATGGCTAAAGAATTTACTGTATATTCAGGACAGTTTCTATGTAAAAACTGTGGTGTTGAAGTAACATCGTTAAGATACTGGGCTGAAAGTGGAGACGCTACTTGGATGTGTTTGAATAAACATATATCTAAGGTTAATCTTCTTCCTATTAAAAAAAGCAAAAAGGATTTTGCTAATGAGTGAAAGAGGAGAGTCTAAACGGATAGGCGCTAAGCAGCATAAAAACTCTGGTAGAAATAATACTAAAGGTGATGCTTCTTGGCATAACTTTGTTTTAGATTTTAAAGAATGCTCTAAATCATTTACTCTTAATCAAGATGTTTGGGCTAAGGTTGTGACAGATGCCTTAAAGAAAAGCATGGATCCAGCATTAGTTATTGTTTTAGGCGAGGGTACACAGAAGGTGCGTTTGGCAATCATAGAGTTAGAGTTACTAGAACAGTTAATAGAGGGAGAATAGTATGACACAAGAAACAGGGCAGACAACACTTGAAATGATTAATGGTTTGGCAGAGATTGCAGAGTTTATGGAAGATGAAGAACTCAATATTGCTTTAACTATGATTGCTAAGTTAATCATTAAACCAGACATTCCAGCACCAGTTGCTAGTATTGAAATTGTAAGGCTTCAGGCAATTGCAGGAAAATTGGCTTTAAAGGCTACTTGGATGGCAAATGTAGACAAAAATAACAGAGCAAAAAAGAACATTTATTACACAGCAGCAGAAGCAGTCAACAACTTGGTATCAGCACTTAAATACATAATGCGCTAACCTGGTATACTTATATAAAACAAAGGAATATAATGACAAAAAGTTTATTACAGCAGGTTATGCTTAAGGCTGTTTCTAAAAAAAGTACCATTGTAGATGGAGACGCTTTAATTGAAAAGATTAAGTCTGGATACGTAATTAATCGTGGTCCAAAGTTTCAAACTAAAAAAACGTTTGCTCCATCCACAATAGCCTACTCTCACGGAGAGTGTCCAAGATATTGGTATTTGGCTTTTGATGGTGCTACATTTGAAGATAATGCAGATGCCTATGGCGCAGCAAATATGACTGCAGGAACTCTATCCCACGGAAGAATCCAGGATGCGATGATGAATGCTGGTGTTGCTAAGATTTATCGTGATGATGATAATAATCCAACAACAGAATTTAAAATTAGATATGATGATCCACCAATCTTTGGATATGGTGATGCAATGCTTGACTGGGAAGGCGAAGAGGTTGTTGGAGAAATCAAAACAATGCTCAACGAGGGATTTGAGTATCGTAAAAACTCAATGAAGCCAAAGTCTGGTCATCTAATTCAATTACTTATTTACATGAAGATACTTGGAAAGAAAAAAGGAGTTCTTATTTATGAAAATAAAAACAACCACGAACTACTAGTATTGCCAATTGAGGTTGGAGATTACTATCGTCAATGGGTTGATCAAACCTTTCAATGGATGAGAGATGTTCGTAAGGCTTGGGTAGATAGAACTCTTCCAACAAAAAATTATCGTGCCAACTCAAAGATATGTAAGACTTGCCCTATCAAGGCAGCCTGTGATGAAGCAGGTACTGGAGTCCTTAAAATCAAATCTATGGAGGGGTTGATTGAAACTTTGTGACAGATGTGATATTTACTTTAATCCCAAGGTAACTTATCAAATTTATTGTAGTGTTAAGTGTAGAGACGCTGCAACAAAGGATAAGATTACCGAAAGGTATCAAGTAACTCGTCGTCAAAAAAGAAAAGGAAAAGTTAGAAATTGTGTAGGTGGTTGTGGAGTTCAACTATCAATCTATAATGATTCTGGATTTTGTTCTAATTGTAATGTTAGTGAAAAAACAGTAGCAAAAATGTTAAAAGAGTTGAAAGGCTTTATAGACTATGAGCAAGAATAAGTGGGGCATGGAAGTTCAACCAGAACGAGTATGTGCCATAGATGCAAGTACTAACAGCCTTGCATACGCTATCTTTCATGGCAAAGAACTTAAAGAGTATGGCAAGATTAACTTTGAAGGTAAAGATATTTATGAAAAAGTTATTGATGCTGGAAGAAAATCAAAAGGTTTTTTTGAGCATGTCGTAAATGTAGATGCTATTGTTATTGAGCATACGGTCTACGTTAACAGTCCAAAAACTGCTGCCGATCTTGCCCTTGTTCAAGGGGCTTTGCTTGGAGCCGCTGGTCAATCAGGTATTCGTATTATCGGTAAGGTATCTCCTATCACTTGGCAAAACTACATTGGTAATAAAAAAATATCTAAAGAAGAAAAAGCAATCATCATTGCTAGAAATCCTGGCAAGTCTGTTTCTTGGTATAAAACATATGAAAGAAACCTTCGGAAGCAAAGGACTATAGATTTTATGGAATTTGAATATAAAAGAGTGGTTGCAGATAATGATGTGGCTGATGCTTGCGGTATTGGTCATTGGGCTGTAAACAATTGGATCAAGGCGATTGGGGTTGACAAATAACATTATGACTGGTAAACTATATACAAGTGAGACTTTTATGCGTAAACGCTATGTTATGGATAAAAAGACTCCAGAAGAGATTGCAAAAGAGTGTGGGTGTACTGTGGAAACAGTCTATGTCTACCTTGCTAAATTTGGATTAAGGAAGTCAAAACGATGAAAAAAAGTCAAAAACTTTTAATCGCTATCGGAGTTGCTGGAGCAGTTGGTATAACATTTGTTATGACTGCGCTAAAGGGCATGCCAGAGGCATTTGATTGGGAAGAGGATGAGTCCAGTGAGTGATCATACAGAGTTAAAGATTACCGTTGATCAGGTTAATCACCCACTTCACTACACCTCTGATCCAAGTGGTATAGAAGCAATTCAAATTACTAGACATCGAAATTATAATATTGGAAATGCTTTTAAGTATTTGTGGAGAGCAGGACTTAAAGATGAAGCAAAAACAATTCAAGACCTTGAAAAGGCAATTTTTTATATCAAAGATGAAATTAATAGATTAGATGGCAAATATAATGTCAACTGAAGAAGAGATGGTCAAGCATCTTGACATGATGAATACTGTTGTTGGAGAATACCTAAAGGGCAGTGATCCAACTCAAATCTCAAAAGAATTAGCAGTACCAAGAGTTCGTGTAGTTGCTTTTATTGATGAGTGGAAAGAAAAAACATCCAACAACATTGCTATTCGTGCTCGTGCTAAAGATGCACTGGCTGGTGCTGACGCACACTACAGCAAACTTATTTTAAAGTCATATGAAGTTATTGATGAAGCATCGATGACTAGCAATCTTAGTGCAAAAACTGCTGGAATCAAACTTGTTATGGATATTGAATCTAAAAGAATTGATATGCTACAGAAGGCTGGTCTTCTTGAAAATAAAGAACTTGCAGAAGAGATGGTTGAGATTGAGCGTAGACAAGAAGTACTTGTAGGAATTCTTAGGGATATTGCATCTTCTCACCCAGAAGTTAGAGACATTATTATGCGTCGCCTTTCTGCAATTGCAAAAGAGGGCGAGGTACTTACAGTTGTCCACGATGTTCAATGATTTCTTTGAAGTACTTAAAGAAAATCATTTTGTTGAAAAACCTGTTGATGCAAAGACATTTGTTGAATCACCAGAGTATCTTGGGCAGCCACCCCTCTCACAAATTCAATACGACATAGTAGAAGCAATGAGCCAGATATATCGTCAAGAAGATCTTAGAGGTATTATGGGTGATGTTGCAGGAGATGCATACTATAAAAAATTTACCAAGAATGAAATCATTCTGCAATTAGGCAAGGGTAGCGGAAAAGACTTCGTATCTACAGTAGCATGCGCATATGTAGTGTACAAGATGCTATGTCTAAAGGACCCAGCAGTGTATTATGGCAAGCCTGCAGGAGATGCTATTGATATTATTAACGTTGCTATTAACGCTCAACAAGCAAAGAATGTTTTCTTTAAAGGTTTTAAAACTAAGATTGAAAGGTCCCCTTGGTTTGCTGGAAAGTATAATCCAAAAGCAGATTCAGTTGAATTTGATAAGTCAATTACAGTTTACTCTGGTCACTCAGAGCGTGAGTCTCATGAAGGTTTAAACCTTTTTATGGCAGTACTTGATGAAATTTCAGGGTTTTCATCTGAAGTTGGAACTGGCAATGACCAAGGAAAGACTGCAGAAAATATATACAAAGCATTTCGTGGTAGTGTAGACTCTCGTTTTCCTGATCTTGGAAAGGTAGCACTACTATCATTCCCAAGATATCAAGGAGACTATATAACTCAAAAATATGAATCTGTTATTGCAGAAAAAGAAACAATTGAAAGAAAACATACGTTTATCATAAATGAGGAATTACCACACGATGATCCTGGAAATCAATTTGAAATATCCTGGGACGAAGACATAATAATTTCATACAAAATACCAAAGGTATTAGCATTTAAAAAACCAACTTGGGAAGTAAATCCAACACGTAAGATAGAAGACTTTAAGATTGCTTTCTATACAGACCTTGCAGATGCAATGATGCGTTTTGCTTGCATGGCAACCTATTCATCTGATGCGTTCTTTAAAGACAGGCTTAAACTAGAAAAGGTTATGACACTTAGAAACCCCTTAGATAGTTTTAGAAGGTTTGATGAATCTTTTAAACCAGACCCAGATAAAATATATTACATACACGCAGACCTTGCACAAAAACACGATAAGTGTGCAGTTGCTATTGCTCACGTAGATCGTTGGGTAAATATTCAAGTAATCAAGGATTATGAACAGGTAGCACCCATCGTAGTAGTAGATGCAGTAGCATGGTGGGAACCAAGATCAGAAGGACCAGTAAATTTATCAGAGGTAAAGCAATGGATTATGAATCTACGTAGACAAGGGTTTAACCTTGGCATGGTTTCATTTGACCGTTGGCAGTCTTTTGACATTCAAAACGAATTACAAGCAGTAGGAATAAGAACTGAAACGGTTTCTGTTGCAAAAAAACACTACGAGGATTTAGCAATGATGATTTATGAGGAGCGTGTGGCAATCCCCATGATCCCTATATTGCTAGAAGAAATGTCTGAGTTAAAGATTATGAAAGGCAATCGTGTAGATCACCCTAGAAAAAAATCTAAAGACTTAGCAGATGCTCTTTGCGGAGCAGTTTTTGGTGCAATATCTCATACACCTAAGACTAATAATACTGAGATAGATGTCCATACTTGGAGTTCTTCAACTCGGCTTGCACAAAAGCAAGAGGGTATGATAGACTTGGATAATAGGGAAATGCCTAACGATGTTAAAAATTTCCTAGACAGGTTCAATTTAATATAAACAAACTAACAAGGAGAAAAATGAATTCATTCAAGAAAATCTCAATTGCTATCGCTGCAGCCCTAGCAATTACAAGTCTATCTACAGTTTCAGCAACGGCAGCCCCGTTAGTTGTTACAGTAGCAACTGCAGCAAACACGACAACGGCACTTGCACCTTCAACAGTTGCAGTGCCAGCAACAAATGTAATTGCTGCGGGTAATACTATTGCACTTGCTGCAACAGCAGATACAGCAACAGCGGTTACATTTACAGCATCAGGAGCAGTTCGTTTAGTAACTGCACTTAATACAACAGATGCACCAAAGACAGTTGCTTCAGGGGTTACATCCACTTCAGCAACATCGGCAGGAACCGCATTGACAGTTTATGCCTACACAACATCAACAACAGTTGGATCTGTTACCATTACAAATGGTGCCTATTCAACAATCGTTTATATTCAGGGTACAGCAGGAGTAGCAGCAAACATTGCTCTATCAGTACCAACATCAACAGCAGTAGGAACAACTCCTACATTTGCTGTATCAGCAACAGATGTATTCGGGAATCCCGTTGCATCAGAAGCAGTTGCAGTAACATTAATTGGAGCAACATTCTCTGATGCTTCAATCACAAAGACACTTACAACTTCAGCAGTCACTTCAGCAGCAGGCGTTACTCCAGTAACAGTCCTTGGTTCTGCTACAGGAACACTTGCTACAGCAGTTGCAGGTTCAGTTACAGTGGTTGCAACAGATGCAGCAATTGCAGCAACAGCAACTGGTTTGCCAGTAGCAGTCAAGTCAGCAATTGCAACATTTGTAGTATCAGATCTTGCTACTCAGATCGCAGCATTGACAGCACAGGTTGCTGTACTAACTAATGCTAATTTAGTTGCAAAAGCAGCAGCAGAGGCAACAGCAGTTTCAGTTAAGTTAGCAGCAGATGCAGCACTTGTAATTTCTAAAGCAGAAACAGCAAAAGCAATTGCAGATGCAGTAATAGAAAAGATTGCAGCAACAGCATCTGCTAAGGCAGCAACAGATCTTGCAACAGCATCTGCTAAGGCAGCAACAGATCTTGCAACAGCAACTTATAAGGCACAGTACAATGCTCTTGCTAAGAAGTGGAATGCAAAGAATCCTAAGACTAAGGTTGCGTTAAAGAAGTAATCAGTCCAACACTAAGGGGAGTCATTAACTTGGCTCCCTTTTTTGTTGCTTAAAATGGTATAATAAAACTATTAGTCACCACCACAGACTAAAGATGGAGTTAAAAATACTAAAAAGATTGTTGCGTGTAGCCCTTGTATTGATCTTAGCCTTATCCCCGCTTGTCTTGTTGGTAGATAAGGCTCACGCAGCCTCTGCAGGGCTTGTAGCCAAGGTTTATGACTGTCTTGGATACAATGATTCTCCCCCAATGCCCTGTAATGACTCAGCCCCAATAATTACAACTACTGTTCCTAATATAGACCTTCAGTGGGGTGGTGGATCAGTTTTAGGTGGTCCCTCAGAAGATGTTCAAGTTCATTTTTCAGGGTATATAGTAAGCCCAACAACACAAAACATATCATTCTTAGCAACAGCAGATGATGGAACCCGATTATATATAAATGATACATTATTAACAGATGATTGGGTAGATAAGGGTGGTGGAGGAACTACCTCTGAGCCAATTGCTTTTACTGCTAATCAGCCTAAAAAGATAGATCTTTGGTATTATGAAAATGGTGGCGGAGCCAATGTATTTTTAAATTGGGATATTGGTCAAGGTATGCAAATTATTCCAGCATCAGCATTTTATCAAACAGATCCTGGATATACAGCACCTCCACCTCCAGCAACACCATCAATTACTCCAATATCAAACCTACAATACACTTTAGGTTCTCAAAACATTGCCCTAACTTGGGATTCAGCAACAGCACAGAATACAACTTTAAGAATATATTTAATTAATTTTTATGATTTAGATACAGCAACAGCAACAACATCTGGTGGATGGGGTATATGGAACTATGTATCTCAAGGTCACTCATACAATTTTCCATACTATTTATTAACTGGAAGTAATCCAGTAACTACTGGTTGGGGTCCCGTAAGAATTTGTATTCAGGCATCAAGTGAAGATCCAAATGCTGGACTAAATGGGATTAGGTCTGAGCCAGTGTGCGTTGATATAGATGTTGTAGATCCACAAATAGCAATTGATGTTGAAACTGAAAGACTTAGATTGGTAGAAGTTGCTAGAGTAGCAGAGGTAGCAAGACTTGCAGAAATTGCTAGAGTTGCAGAAGTGGCAAGATTAGCAGAAGTAGCAAGACTTCAAGCAGAAGCAGCAGCACTGTTAGCAGCACAACAAGCAGAGGCTGCAAGGTTAGCAGAAATTGCTAGAGTTGCAGAAGTGGCAAGATTAGCAGAAGTAGCAGAAGCAGCAAGAGTTCAAGCAGAAAGACAGGCTGCTATAGCAGAGGCTGCTAGAGTAGAAGCAGAAAGACAGGTAGCCCTTGCCGAAGCAAACAGAATTGCTGCAGAAGCAGCAGCAGCAAAAGCAGAAGCAGATAGATTAGAGGCAGAGGCTGCTGCAATTAAGGCTGAAGCAGATAGAGTTGCTGCAGAACTTGCTGCTCAGAAAGCAGAAGAAGATAGAATTAAGGCTGAAGCAGAAGCCCAAGCAGCCGAAGAAGAAAGAATAAAGGCTGAAGAGGATGCTAAAGCCAAGGCAGAAGAAGAAGCCAAACTATTAGCAGAACAAAAAGCACAAGAGAAAGCAGATGCAAAAGCAAAAGCAGATGCAGAAGCAAAGGCTAAAGCAGATGCAAAAGAATTATCAGATAAGCAGGCACAAGAAAAAGCAGATGCTCAGGCTGAAAAAGACAAACTTGCTGCTGAAGAAAAAGCAGAACAAGAGTTAATTGATAAAGCAAAAGATGGTGAGGCTACTCAAGAAGAAAAATTAGCGATTGCAGAAGTTCTTATTTCATCACTTGCACCAGGAGAGTCCTTATCTGCAGCAGAAGTCAAAGCAGCAGGAATTGAGTACAAAGACCTTCCGCTAACAATCCCAGTAGATGTTAGAACAGATGAACAAGGAAATGCAGTTGTAATAACAGCAGAAGTCGCTGCTCAAGTTGAACTAATATCAACTCCAGCCGCATTTGCTGCAGAATTATTTTCAAATCCAGGAGCAGCATTAGCAGCACTTGGAAGCATTGGAGCAGATATGTCTCCAGCAGAAAGAGAAGAAGCAACCGAGATAGTTGTTGTAACAGTTGTTGCTACAGGGGCTGCAATAGCAGCAGCAGGAGCAGCAGGATCCACTGGAGGAGGATCGTCTAATTCAGGCGGTGGCTCAGGTGGAGGAGGCTCTTCAGGAGAATCCAAGGGTATGAGAAGGAGGAAAGGAAAGTGATGAAAATCATCAAAGATATGATAGATCAAGCATGGACACTCCTAGGTATGTTTATCGCCTGGGTTGTCTTAGATGGTAGCGCAAAAGATGTTGTTGGATACGGAATTGTATTCACGCTAATATTCTGGGCACTAACATATAAAATTAGAAATAGAGAGGAGGACTAGTATGAATAGTGTAAAAAATATTAATAATATCCTCATGCGTATAGTTGCCGTCTTTGCTGCTAATGGTTTGGCAGTTATTGGAGCAGGAGCAATTGCAGGCGTTGGAGTAACAACAGCAGTCACTATTGCTGGACTAACAGCGGTAGCAGCAGTTGTAGAGAAGTTGGCTCGTGCATTTATGGATGATGGCAAACTTTCAGCAGATGAAATTAATGCAGCATTTTCAACGGTAGACAAAAATGCAATTACTGAAGAAGATCAAGTTGTAGCCAAGCGTAGAGCCACCACAAGAAAGACTAAATAATTAAACATTATTTACCTTACTTGACTACCCCTCCCAGAGGATGATATACTTAAAAGTATCTAATTGGGAGGGGTTTTTCCATGACTTGTATTGCTGTTGTGCGTCAAGATGACAAGGTTTATATGGCTGGTGATCG